TTGCGCCTGCCGCAACCGTCGGCTGCGCACGAGTGGGATGGGCAGAACTGGGTTTTCAATGCAGATATGCAGATTGCTCTGGATCTGCAGGAAGCCGAACGCCTTTGCGCCAAGGTCGACGCCACCGCCGACAACGCTCGCATCGCACTGGCAGGCGACCCGCTCAAGGCCATGGAGTACGCACAGGCAGCCGCAGACGCTCGAGCTTTCAGCGACGCCGGATACCCGAAAAAGGAAGTGCCGCTTTCAGTCGCCGCGTGGGTCGCGAAAGGCCGTACGGCCAAACAGGCCGCCGAGCAGATTCTGAGTAAGGCCGATCAACTGACCGACCATCTGTTGGCGCTGCGTACGTTGCGACTGAAGGCCAAAACGCAGATTCGCGCCCAGGCAGCCAAGGGCAACATGGATCTGGCGCGCAGCTCTGCTGACGAAGCATTTGTCGCCATTCGCGAACTGGTCAACGGTCCATCCAGCTAAATCAAAAACCTCAGTTCTGCGTCACCCAAGCCCACTTCGAAGTGGGCTTTTTTATTTCTGAAAACAGACCGTGAACAGGTAGGCGAAGAACGTTTTGCCGATGCCGATGCCGGTCATTTGTCATTTCAAAGGAGCGAACATCTTATGGATTATCCAAAAAGCGTACCCAGCGTCGGACTGGTCGATGGCCGCTTCGTCGATGAAAACCCGGTGGCGGGGACACCGGGTTCGTTGATTCCGGCGGTGTGGGGCAACAGCGTTACACAAGAGATTCTCAACGTGATCAAGGCGGCCGGGTTGACACCCGATGAGGCCAAAACGGATCAACTCGCCAGTGCGATCGGTGCACTGGTCGATTTCACCAAACTGAAAAATACCCCGACCACATTGGCCGGTTACGGCATCACCGATGCGGTGGGGCGGCTGTTGGCGGTCAGGCAGTTCGAGAAGGTCGGGATTACGCTTTACAAGCCAAACCCCAAAGCCAAGAGGATCCATGTGCGGCTGGTCGGCGCGGGGGGGAGCGGTGGTGGGTGTTCGCCCGTTGCCGCCGGTTATCAGGGTATTGGTGGTGGCGGAGGCTCTGGGGCCTTTGCTCAAAGCCTGTACGACGTGACCCCGGAAATACTTGCAGGCGTGCCCGTTACGCTGGGTGGCGGTGGCGCTGCGAGTAATGTGATGGGGCTGGCCGGCGGAGGTGCTTCGTTCGGCACCTACATGAGCGCTGCGGGCGGTGGAGGCGGGCAGGTCCTTACCGTCGCCGTAACAGCCACAACAGTTGGTTTCGTTCAGGGCGGTGCAGGAGGGCAAGCAGTCACAGGCGGCAATCTTGCGAATGCTCGGGGCGCACCCGGCGAATACGCAATGTACAACGCCAATTGGGGCGTCCTCTCGGGTGCGGGCGGTGCCAGCCCGTATGACGGCGGTGGTACCCGAGTGGGGGTCAACGGGATTGGCATCACCGGCGGACGCGGTTCCGGCGGCAGCGGCTCCTGTTCGACCAACGCTTCGGCTGCCGTACTCAGTGGCGCCGGCGGCAACGCATTCTGTGAAATCTGGGAGTATGAATAATGGCCATTTATGCACGGGTCGAGAACGGCGTGGTCGTCGAACGGATCGACGCCGGTGAGTACGCCATCTGCGAGCTGTTTGCTCCATCCTTCGTCGAGACGATGGTTCGCGTGCCGGAGGGTCAAGAGGTCGAGATCGGTGCGCCGATCACCGGGCTTCCGACAGGCGCCGAAGAACTGCCTGCACAGCAGAGCCGTGTGGTAGCTCAGGCTCCCATTTTTGCGGAAGAGGAACCTGCGGCCGCACTTGTCTGGCGCCAAGCCTCTCTGGCCACGACCGAATGGTTAGTCACGCGGCATCGCGATGAACAGGATATGGGACGCGGCACATCGCTCAAGCCCACGCAGTATCTGGAACTGCTTGAGTACCGACAGGCATTGCGCGACTGGCCTGACTCAGCGCTTTTCCCGGCGTTGGATGCCCGCCCTCTGGCACCCGCATGGCTCGCTATCAAAACAGGAGAACAGTAATGGATTACCCAAAAAGCGTCCCCAGCGCAGGGTTGGTGGACGGTAGCTTTGTTGATGAAGACCCGCTGAACGGCAGACCGGGATCGCTGATTCCGGCAAGTTGGGGCAATGGTGTTACCCAGGAAATCCTGAGCGTCGTTCAAGCCGGCGGGTTGACGCCGAGTGAGGCGTCCAACGCGCAATTGCTAGGCGCACTGCGCGGCGCTCAGTTGTTCAAGACCGCAGCACCTTTTGATGTCAGCCGTTCGGCGGCGACTTGCGAGTTTGTTCAGCGAGCTCTTGGCAGCTACGCGGGGGCGCGTGACATCCTTGCTACTACGCAACTGACGCTCGCTGACTTGGGCTGGTCCTTAGGTCTGGGTGGTAACTCGCCTTACACCGTGACCCTGCCGGAAATTGACAAGGTTCCTATGGGCGCCGCCATCGTCTTTCACTGCCGCAGCAATGCTCCTGTCACGATTGCTCACCCGGGTGCCGCAAAAATAAGCCCGCAAGGCGTCTTGTTGAGCTCGATCGTGATCAACAGTGGCGAGAGCGCCACCATCGTGAGGGAAAGTGGAGCCTGGGCGGTACACGGGACGGCGAGTCTGAAATATGCCTCGCTTTTTTCCGGATTGACGAGTGCCCAGGGATATCAAAAACATGCCAGCGGCAATATCGATCAATGGGGCTCAGGTCTGTCGAATGCTGCGGGACTGGTCTACGTGACATTCCCAATCTCGTTTCCGAGGGCCTATTTCTCGCTCGTGGCCACACATGCGGGAGGTGACACCGCAATGATCGTGCTGAATGCCGCCAATCAGCAGGGCTGCACCTTGAAAATTCGCGACGCGAATGCGCAGTTGGCTGCCAATTGCACCGTCAACTATTTTGTAAAGGGCTATTGAATGGACAACTTCAACGTTTTATTCAGCGCCACCACCCGGGGTGTTTACGTACCCGGCATCAACTCGACGGACATCCCCGACGACGTCATCGAAATTCCTCAGGGCTACTGGATCTCGCTGCTGCAGCAACTGGCGGTCAGCGCGAAAATGATCGGGGTGCGTGCGGACAACGGCTACCCGATTCTGGTTGATCCACCTCCACCCTCGGCAAAAGAAGTCGAGGACATGGAGCGTCTATGGCGTGATGCGCAATTGGCAGCCACCGATGGCATGGTTGCACGCGATCGCGATGAACTGGAGGATGGCGGTGGCACGACGCTGACTACTGAACAATATGCTGAACTGCAAGCCTATCGACGTGAATTACGCGATTGGCCGCAAGGGTCCTCTTTTCCCTTCAGCGAACATCGCCCGGTGGCGCCGCGCTGGTTGGTAGCGGCGCTCTGACCCAGCGTCACTTCACGAATACTTTCGCGGAAAACTCCGGAAAACAATGGCTGGCAAGCATCAGCCGCCAGCCGTGATTCAATCGGGACAACATCCAGGGAGGATCAAGCATCATGCAATTAACTGAAAAACACCTTATCGACATCATGCCCAACGCCCGCTCCCAAGCGGGCGTTTTTGTTTCGCCACTCAACACCGCGATGGCCAGGCATCGCATCGATACGCCAAAACGTATCGCGGCTTTTCTGGCACAGGTCGGTCACGAGTCGGGCCAATTGCGTTACGTGCGCGAACTGGGCAACAACCAGTACCTGAGCAAATACGACACCGGCACGCTGGCGCTGCGTCTGGGCAACACGCCCGAGGCGGATGGCGACGGGCAAAAATACAGAGGGCGTGGGCTCATACAAATCACCGGTCGCGCCAACTATCGCCAATGCAGCCTCGGCTTGTTTGGCGATGAGCGTCTGTTGGCATTGCCCGAATTGCTCGAGCAACCGCAATGGGCGGCCGAATCGGCGGCGTGGTTCTGGGCGCAGAAGGGCCTGAACGAACTGGCCGACGCGGACCAGTTCAACACCATCACCCGCCGGATCAACGGCGGGTTGAATGGCTTGCAGGATCGACTCGAGATCTGGGCACGGGCGAGGGCGGTGCTATGTCCGGCTCCTGGCGCGTGATGGGTCTGTTGCTGCTGGTGGCCGGGGCGTTTGCAGCGGCATGGCAGTTTCAGGACTGGCGCTACGGGCGGCAATTGGCCGAGCAGGCGCGGTTAAACGCCGAAACCCTCAATCAACTGACGCAGACCGCCGCCGCCGCGCAACAGGCCGAGCAGGATAGACGCCTGGCACTGGAGCAGCGGCTCGCGGCCAGTGAGCAAACCCATTATCGAGCGCTGAGCGATGCCCAACGTGATCAGGATCGCTTGCGCGATCGCCTTGCTACTGCCGATGTGCGGCTGTCAGTCCTTCTCGACGCCGGCGACGTTGCCCACGGCTGTGCGGTGCCAGCCGCCGCCGGCACCAGCGGCGTGGATCCTGCAACCGTACGCGCCCGACTTGACCCCGCGCATGCTCAACGAATTATCGCCATCACCGACACCGGCGACCGTGGATTGATTGCGTTGCAGGCCTGTCAGGCCTATGTCAGAGCGCTGGCGCCCGAACATCTTGAATGATTCTGTGTATTGAAAGCGCGTCCGGCTCGTGTACGGTGGAGGCATTCCACACGATCCGGAGCTCGCCGTGAAAGAGACCACTCAACTGGCCGCAGAACTGGGCCGACGTCTGCAAGTGCTCAATGCTCATGTCACTACCGCCGAGTCCTGTACCGGTGGCGGTATCGCCGAAGCGATTACGCGGATTCCGGGCAGTTCGGCCTGGTTTG